TTCAGCATCCAGTGTTAGTGTTAATTTTAGTTCTCAAACAGTAGCATCGGCAGATAAATTAACCACAGGAAGAACTATCGCGATTACTGGGGATTTAACTTATACAAGTCCATCATTTGATGGTACTGCAAATATAACTGCAACTAGTACTTTAGCGAATACTGGTGTTTCTGCGAATACTTATGGTTCTACAACAACAATTCCACAGATTGTAGTTGATGCTAAAGGCAGAATTACTTCAGCATCCAGTGTTGGGGTTAATTTTACTGCTGCTACTGTTGCTCAAGCAGATAAATTAACCACAGGAAGAACTATTGCGATTACTGGTGATTTAACTTATACAAGTCCATCATTTGATGGATCTTCTAATGTTACTGCAACAGGCACATTAGCATCTACTGGTGTTTCTGCGAATACTTATGGGTCTGGTTCTCAAGTACCAGTATTTGCTGTTGATAGTAAAGGTAGAATTACCTCTGTTACTAATACAAGCATTACAGGAATTAATGCTTCTTCTGTTGCTGCTGCGGGTTCTAATACACAAATACAATTTAATGATAGTAATGTTTTTGCTGGAAATGCAAATCTTACTTTTAATAAACTCACAAATACATTTGCAACTTCATCAATAACTGCCAATTCAATTACAATTGCTGGAGATGGTTCTGCTCTTTATGGTCCAAATTCAACTTGGGCGCAATATTTAAGAGTTGGCGGAAACGGAAATGCAGATACGACAAATGCTTCTGTAGTTACAACAAACGGAAACTTACATCTTGATGCAAAAAATGGTGCTTTTGCAACTTACATTAATTATTATAAAGGAACTAGTGGAGTAAACTTTGGTAATGGTGCCGGTGCTACTGTTGGGTCTGTAGATTCTTCTGGCAATTCTTCGTTTAGAACAATAGCATCCACAGTAGCAACAGGAACAGCACCACTTACTGTTGCTTCTACTACTCAAGTTAGTAATTTAAATTCAAATTATCTGAATGGTATTACTGCGACTCAGTTCTTCAATAATATGGGGAACAACCACAGCACTAGAACAGATTTTAATGCCAGTACTAATTTTGGATTTAACTATATTCAAGGTACTACAAACGGTCCTGGAATTCCCAGTGCGATACAATATTATAATCTTTCAATAGGTCTTGGCAATGACTATGCATATTCATTATATGCAATGGAATTTGCAATTCCAAGAGCATCCATAGGTGGAAATCCATACCCTTCAGTAAGATTTAGAGAAGGTGGTACTTGGGGTTCTTGGAGTAAAATATATGCGGGTTATGCTGATAGTGCTGGATCTTCAACCAATGCAACCACTACAACGAACTTATCTGGAGGGTCAGTTGCTGCTACCACTGGAACTTTCAGTAATTACTTAAGAACCCTAGAGCAAGTTCGTGCAACTGGTTGGTATGGAACTCCTACTGGAAGTTCTTATACTGGTCTTGCAGTTGAAATGGGAATGAGTGCTGGTCAAGGATATGTGATTTGTTATAACCGAGACACTAGTGCTTATGGAACTCTAAATTTACAGGCAACTGGAAGTGCTGGCATTTCAATTCCCGCTTCTGGTACTACTATTACTGTTACTGGTTCAATTAGTGTATCGGGTTCAGTTGCAGGAACTAACATAACATCAGGAGGAAACGTTACTGGTTCTTCTGCTTCTTGTTCTGGTAATGCTGCCACTGCAACTAACTTAAGTACAGGAAGAACTAATTGGTCCACAAATGGAACTATTTCTGCTGTTGTTGGGCAACTTTCTTGGAAAAACTATGGCAATAGTCATACAATCTTTGATGCTTCTGCTAGCACTTCACCTGATGGTGGCGCAGTAAACAATACTAATTCTCAAGTTGCTTGGTCTTCAACATACCCAACATTGATGGGTTGGAATGGCGCAAATACTTATGGCGTTCGTGTTGATTCCGCTAGAATTGCAGATACTGTAACCAGTCTTGTAAGTTTAACTGTAAATCAAACATCATATAGTTGTACGAATCCAATTACAACAGCAACTGGAAATACTATCAATATTGCTTCTACTAGTAATGCTTATGGGACAAAATATGTCCAATCTACAGCACCTGCAAGTCCTTGTGATGGTGATGTTTGGTATGATACCAGCGGAGCTACTGCAACTGGATCAATAGATGCTATAGGATCAGCAAATCAAGTTTTATATAAAAATGCATCTAACCTTACGACTGGTTCTAATAATTTAATATTTGATGGAACAAATCTTTCCGTATATGGAGATATTACAGCATATTATACTTCAGATCAAAGATTAAAAAATAATATCACTCCAATTTCAAATTCATTAAATAAAGTACTTGCAATTAGTGGAAATATCTTTGACTGGGATAAAAAATCCGGAAAAACGGGAAGTGAAGCTGGAGTTATTGCACAAGAAATACAAAAAGTTCTTCCTCAAGCAGTAATCACAAGAGATAATGGATATCTTGCAGTTAAATATGATCAAATTATTCCTCTTTTGATTGAAGCAATTAAAGATCTTAAAGAGGAAATAAATGAGATGAAAAAATCAAAATAAAAATTAATTAAATATTGATCTAAATATCTAAAATATCAAAATTTAATTTGTTATGCCAACTTATGTTAGAAGTTCTGGTCAATGGTTGCCTGTATCTGGATCTAATGTTTCTGGTACGGTCTTCGCTTCTGGAACAACTTTATTGTTCTATCAAGCATCTGCACCCACAGGATGGTCACAAGTAGTAACGCATAACGATAAAGCATTGAGAGTCGTATCAGGAACTGGTGGTGGTTCTGGTGGTTCTACTGCCTTTACAACTGTATTTACTTCCAAAACTCCTACTGGTACTGTTGATAATACTACACTTTCGGCATCTCAATTGGGAAATCACACTCACGCTTATACTGCTCCATCATCATATACTACAAATCTTGTCGCCTTCGGCGCCAATAATTATAAAACATTTCCAAATGTACCGGGTCCTTCTGGAGTTGGTGCAAATACTGGAGGTATTAATGAAGGTTCTGGTGGTGCTCACAATCACGGATTTACTGCGACGGCAATGGATTTCGCGGTACAATATATAAACATTATACTTTGCGCTAAAACTTAATGAAACTTGAACAAGGCAAATTTTGCCCTTTAATACAAAAAGATTGCATTAGTCTCCAATGTTCTTGGTTTACCCAAATAAGAGGTATGAATCCAAATACAGGAGAACCAGTAGATGAATGGGGATGTGCAATTACTTGGTTGCCAATGCTTACCATAGAAAATTCTCAACAACAAAGATCAACTGCTTCTGCTGTAGAAAGTTTTAGAAATGAAGTTGTGGATGCCAATCAAAAAAATCAGCAACTTTATATTCAATCATTACAACAAGGAATTATTTCATCAACAATAAACGTTTTAGATTCTGGAGATGCAAAATGAGATTTACATATATTAAAACTGATAAAATTATAGGGATTAATGGAATATTTTTAACTATTGTCAATTCATCTTTTGATCAAGAAGTTGATGCAATTCAATGGTACGATACTTATGGTGAAATTGAATTTATCAATCGTCAGGAGAGAAATAATGAATTTTTTGAGGATATTAATTATATCCAACCATTAATTGATTTGTGGAATGCAGAAAAAATAAACCAAGATCAATTAATTGCCGAACAGGAAAAAAAAGTACAGCAAGATAAATTAAATTTAGCAGATATTCAACTTGAAAATCAAAAACTCTTAGATAAAATAAATTCTGGTATTTCTACTTAATATGGAAAAGAAATTATATATCTACATTCACATTCCAAAAACGGCGGGAATGTTCATTAAAAATTTGCTTAAAGTTAATAATAAAATTTCAAAAATACACGATCCATTTACTGATGTAAATGATTTCTCAATTCCTGTTAAAAATGCTCCAACAATTGAATTTGTTAAACGGGCATTACCTGCAGCAAATTCCGATCAAGTTGGATTTTTTGTAGTTGTTAGAAATCCATATAATAGAGTTCATAGTTTATGGAAATGGTCAAGACAACACGGACAAGCAAATAATCCAGATTTTCCAGAAGTTCCAGAAACTTTTGAAGAGTTTGTAAAAAAATTTGGAAATGGTGATTATAAAAAATATTATTTTATGCAGTCACAAGTTAATTATGTAAATGGGGAAGATGAGAGTAATATTAAATTATTTAAATTTGAAAATATGGAATTAGTAAAAGAATTTTTAGAAGAATGTAATGTTAGTTGGAGTGAATATCAAATTAATGCTATTCCTGGACCAAATTATAAAACTGTATATACACCAGAAATGGTTGAGATTATAAAAAATTATTGTAAGGATGAATTTGAAAAATTTGAATATTCTACTGAATTGTGATTAAAATATTTAAAAATTTTATCACATTAGAGGAATGTGAGCAATTATCTGAAATTGCCTTAAATGGTGTTGAAGAGGGGTGGATTAATTTGGGAGTTTCACGAGGAAATCATCAATATAAAAAAAGATTAACCAGTAGAATGCATATGAAGGATAAAAAATATCCCGAACTTGTAATTGATATTTCAAATAGAATTCGTGAATTTATGAGAATATCCCATAGACCATTAATTATGGGTCACGGTAGTGAAGGTGTAGTTGTCTCTGTAACTTATAAAGGTGGTGATGTCTATAGTCATCGTGATCCAAAAGCAGAAAATGGTTGGACAACATATCGTTGTAATATAATGGCTCAAGCAACAGAAGAAGGTGCAGAATTATATGTGGATGATGAGTTAGTTGATATTAATGTTGGAGATTTACATTGTTATTATGCTTCGGAGCAAACTCATTATGTAACTGAAGTGAAAGGAGAAACTCCCAGAATACTTTGGATGTTCGGTGCCCATCTCCCATATGAAGATTTTATAATGGACCAGACCCCTTGACAAGACTCAAAATATGTGCTAGAATGAAGAGGACCACTGTGTGTGCCTATAATGCAAATTGACCGCAAAACCCTACAAGAACTTCGTGAGTTACAAGAAGATATGTGCTCCCATTTTGTGGATGAAAACTTTCCACTTACAGGAGAAACTTATTGGGCTTGTGTAGAAGCACTTGCAACTGCAAAACTTGCTGAACTTCGTGGAGAATTAGTTTATACCGATTGAGTGATGATTTATTAAGTGTCTAAATAAGACAGAAGAAATATCTGTGCTTATAAAATGCCACTCTCCAGGTTAGAAAATTTCCTAAAGAATGCTGAAGGTAACATTCTTTATGTTAATCCATCAGATTTTGATGCAACTGATAGTTATGAAAATAAGGGCAATAGTTTAGCCCGCCCATTTAAATCTATTCAAAGAGCACTAATAGAGGCAGCAAGATTTTCATATCAGTCAGGAAGAAATAACGATAGAATTGATAGAACAACCGTACTTGTATATCCTGGAACTCATTATATTGATAATCGTCCAGGATTTGCAATTGATACTACCGGAGCACTAAAGCAGAGAACTGGATCTGGTTCTGGTGTTTCTTGGGCAAGTGGTGTTACAATCAATGAACTTGGATCGGCATTTAATACAGATGTACTTGACGCAAATAACGATTTATATAAATTAAACTCGGTAGATGGTGGTATAATCATTCCTCGTGGTGTATCCATTATTGGTTATGATTTAAGAAAAACTAAAATTCGTCCATTATATGTTCCAGACCCACTAGACGATTATATTAACACTTCTTCTATTTTTAATGTAACTGGTACTTGCTATTTCAGTATCTTTACATTTTTAGATGCAGATACTACAAAATTCTCTTATAAAAATTATAACAATACTACAAATTTCCCAAATTATTCTCACCACAAACTAACTGCATTTGCATATGCTGATGGTGTGAATAATGTAAAGATCAGCAACGTAGATAGTGGATTAACTGATCTGCAGATGTATTACCACAAACTTACTTTAGTTTATGGTAATAGTTCCGGAAGACCAATTATAGATTATCCAGTTGGTCTTGATTTTGAACCAAGTGTAGATGAATATCGTATTGTTGGAAATCTAAACGCAAACAATCTTGGAATCACAAGTATTCGTTCTGGTGATGGTGTAACCCCATCTTCATCTATTACTGTAACCACCAACGCAACTCACGGTCTTTTTGTTGATACTCCAATTTTAATGAAGGGTGTTGGTATTGATACCAGCATTTATAATGGTTCATTTGTTGTAAGTGGTATCGTAGGACTCACCACATTCACCTATACATCATTAGGATCTCCAACAAATCTAGTTCCAGATCCTGTTACTTATCTTCAAGATGCACAAGTTGTTATAGAAGCAGATAGCGTTTCTTCTGCTTCTCCTTATATCTTTAATTGTTCTATAAGATCAGTTTATGGTATGAGTGGAATACACGCTGATGGAAGCAAATCCACTGGTTTTAAATCAATGGTTGTGGCTCAATTTACTGGTGTGTCACTACAAAAAGATGATAATGCTTTTATTGATTATGATTCAACCAGCAAATCATTTAAAGATAATAGTCAATCATCAAATTCCCCACTTCACACATATTCTGGTTCCATCTACAAACCATCATATGAAAATAACCACGTAAAAGTATCAAATGGTGGTTTTGTTCAGTGCGTATCTATCTTTGCGATTGGTTATGCTAGACAATTTTTAGCTGAAAGTGGTGGTGATATGTCCATCACCAACTCTAATAGTAACTTTGGTGCTGTAGCTCTTGAATCTGTTGGTTTCCGCAAAGAAGCATTTGATCGTGACAATACTGGATACATTACTCACATTATTCCGCCAAGAGAAGTTATTACAAATGAAAATGAAGTTACTTGGTTATCATTAGATATTACAAAAACAATTTCAGCAGCAACAATCTCAAATCTATATCTTTATGGATATAACAGTTTAGATATTGCTCCACCGCATCAAGTTGATAGTTATCGTATTGGAGCAAAACAAAACGAACTGTTAAATCTAACAGTAACTATTGGAACAGCACAAACAACTTATACTGCACCAGTCTTGATGCAGTCCCCTGGTGGTTCAGTATATTCCGCGCAGAAAGTATCTACTGTTGGAAGAAATTCCGGCATCAATAGCATTAGTAGTGATATCTTTACACTTACAGGTGCTCATAACTTCTATAATGGAGAAAAAGTAAGAGTATTTAGTGATACTGCAGAATCTCCAAATAATATTGAATTGAATAAAGTTTATTATATTTCCACAACTGGTTCTTCAAATCAAGTTAAACTTTCACCAACATATAGTGATGCAATTGCTGCAACTCCAAGAACTATTAATGGAACTAATAATCTTGGTGGTATTCTTACTATTGTCAGTTCAGTAACCGACAAGCAACCAGGAGATCTTGGACATCCAATTCAATTTGACTCTACGAATTCAAATTGGTATATTACTTGTTCCAATTCCACACAAGATAATAATATCTACAATGCAATTGTAGGATTGGGTACAACTGGATTGGGATTAGAATCTGGTTCTACTTTTGTGAAAAGAAAGTTAGATAATCGTTCATTAAATGAAAGAATTTATAAACTTCGTTATGTAATTCCAAAAGAAGCAACAAATGCGCGACCACCAATTGCTGGTTATACTATTCAGGAAAGTAGTACAACAACAATTGATAGTCCTGGAGTTTTATCTGGTAACCTTTCGGATTCTACACAACTTAAAAATCCAAAAATCATTACTGGTGCATCGTATTCTTCAAATGTAATTACTATTACAACTGAACTTCCACATAATTTAAGTTCTGGTGATGGAATTAAAATTCAAAATGTATTAAGTTCAAATAATTTAGCAGGTTCTGCATCTTCTGTATTTAATGGTTCCTTCACAATTGCAACAGTTCCAAGCAGCAAAACCTTTACTGTTTCTGGTATTGCTACTGATCCTGGATCTTTTGCAAATGTCACAAATCAAAGAACTACTTCACAACAAGTAGAAGCACTTCCAACTGTAACTAGAGAGAGATATTACGATACTTATTTCATCTATAGAATTGATGAAATTAAAAAGTTTATTCCTGGTTCTTCAACTACAGGACAAGATGGTATCTATCATCTTACAGTAATGTCTTCGGGTGAATCACCAACACTTAAAAATGTTGGATATGGTATTAGTTATAAAAAATACAATCAAGATGTTCGCAATCTTTATCCACAATTAGATAGGGATAATTATAATTCAGATCCAAAAGCATCAACATCTTATGCAGATATTCAACCACTTGGAAAAGTCACAACAGATGATAAGAGAAATTCAGTCACAAAAGAAACTCTTGACTCATTTATAAGAGAAAATACAATTGGTTTTGGTATTACTTATGCTGCTGTGACTGGGACTGCTGTCACTTTCTATACTGATAGAGAGCACAATTTAAATGCAATTTCTGCACTTTCGTTGACTGCTGCTGGTTCTGGATATGGTTCAACGACACTCTATTCTGCTGCTTTGGTGGGCGGAACTGGAGCAGGAACTAATGCAACAGTTAAAGTTTCATTGACTGCTGGCGTTCCAATAGATGTAAGTATTGTAGATGGTGGTAGTGCTTATGGTGTAGGAAATACAATGAGTATTGCAGGTGGAACAACACTTGCAACTGTACAAGTGACTTCTATCAATAATAATATTGGCGATTCAATTCAAATCGTTGGATTTGCAAGTGAAGGTTATAATGGCCTATTTAAAATTACAGCAATTTCTGGACCAAAACAATTTACAGTTTATAATGCAAATAATGTTGGTGTTTATACGTCTAGAACTGACGGCACATTGCCTTATGCCGCAATTACGGCAGAAGGTTCAACAATTTCAACTTTAAACTTTACTGATATTAGGACTGGAATTGCAACAGTTACTACATCTACATCTCACGGATTGCTTGTTGGTAATAAATTTACAATCGTTGGTACAGGACAGGCAATCTATGATAGTTCATTTGTAGTCAAAAGTGTAGTTGGTCTTACTACGTTTACATTTAATGTTGGTATTGTGACTGCAACACAACCTTATGTGAGTGGTGGTACAGTCTTAAAGCAAGGTATTGGAGTAAATGCTCTTCCAATTGGTGATGGCGAAAGCAATCTTGGTGGTCGTGCATCTTACATTTACGGTGGTATTTCTGTAACACTTGGAAGTTCTTTATCTTCTTCGGCAACTACAATTAATCTCTCAAGTCCAAATGGATTCAAAAAGGGCGATTTCATCCAAATTAATTCAGAAGTTCTTCGTATCTTAAATGATGCTTGCACGTCAGTCATTCGTGGACAATTTGGTACAATTTCAGCAGCAGCAGATAGTGGAACTCTTGTTAAGAAAATTCGTATCATTCCAATTCAATTCCATCGCCCATCGTATATTCGTGGTTCTGGTCATACTTTTGAATATGTTGGATATGGTCCCGGTAACTATTCAACTGGTCTTCCTCAAAAGCAAACTAAAGTTCTAACAACTGATGAAATAATTGTTTCCCAAGCAAAAGAACAAGATGGCGGAACAATTGTTTATTCTGGTATGAACGATTTGGGTGAGTTTTATTCTGGTTCAAAGAAACTCACTTCTATTACTGGAGAAGAAGAACTCTTTGATGCTCCAATATTCACTTATACTGGAGATGATGCAAATACAGATTTGACCCAGAGATTGAGTGGATATTATGATGATATTGTCGTAAAAGAAAGAATTACAGTTGAAGGTGGTGAAAATAATAATCAAACATCACAATTCTATGGTCCTGTAAATTTCACACAAAAAATTACAAATACATCAGATAACGGAATTGAAACTAAAAACTTATTCATTAAAGGAACTGCTTCACAATCAAAATTAATTACCGTTGGAATTTCTACTCCAACTTCTGCAGTAATTTCTGGTGCTCGTTCTGGTGATATTTCTCTAATTTCCAGCCCAGTATCTGGTGGATATGTAGGTCACGTTTATGCCGATAGTGACTGGAAGAGATTTGGAATGATTAGTATGGAGAAGGACTTGGATGTTCTTCGTTTAGATAGACTTGGAATTGGACAAACAAATGCAACATTCCCATTCACAAATGAATTGGAAGTGAATGGAACTGCAAGATTTAAAAATCTTTATGTAACTGAATCTGTTACATTTATTACTCCACAAACATTTAGTAGTGTTGCGTTTGAAGGAATCACGATTTATAATGGTGCAGTTTTCCCAGGAACAAATTCAGTTGGGGCAATTGTAACTGCTTATACCCAGAAACACATACAAGGCATTTCGCAACTTTATAATTTAGAAGTTACTGGTACTGGTGTTACTTTCTCTAATACTGCAAATATTAACGTTGGTAGTTCTTTCAATTCAACATATGCTGGAGTTTCCACATTTGCAGGAAGACTAAATGCCAGTTCTTCCACGATTAGTGCCTTAACTGGCACTGCTGTAACCTACACTACTGGTAATATCACAACGTTGACTGGCACTTATGCTTATCAAAATGTTGGCATAATTACAGCACTTACTGGTACTGCTGTAACTTACACTACTGGCAATATCACTACATTAAGTGGTACTTATGCTTATCAAAATGTAGGAATTATTACAGCACTTGCGGGTACTGCTGTTACTTATACAAATGCTACAATTACCAATTTAAATAATATTGGAATTAGTACAGTTAGTACTTCTGGTATTGATTTTAAAGGAACTTCTGGATTTACTAAATTAGTAGCATCATCAACTGCAAGTGGAACTCTCACATTACCAGCAGCAACAGATACACTAGTTGGTAAAAATACTTCTGATGCCTTAACTAATAAAACAATTGCTGCTGGTTCAAATACGATTACTGGACTGACAAATACCAATCTTTCTGGTTCTGCTGCAATTTCAAATGCAAATCTAGCAAATAGTACAATTTCTGGTGTTGCTCTTGGAAGTAATCTTGGAGATTTAACTCTCAATACTCATTTAAGTTATACAAGTGGTTCCACTTATAATGGAAGTACAGCAAGAGAACTTAATGTTGATGCAAAATCAACTTGGACTCTTGGCGATAATAGTGCAAGTATTGTTTCTAGAGATGTAAATGGTGATTTTGCTGCTCGTGATATTACAAGTAGAACTATTACTTCAAATATTACAACAGGAACTGCACCATTTGTTGTATCTTCCACTACACAAGTTAGCAATTTAAATGTTTCTTATCTGCAAGGTTATCAAACTGCAAGCGCAAATACGGCAAGCAGTATTGTGCTTCGTGATGGTTCTGGTAACTTTAGTGCTGGTACAATTAGTGCTACCAACTTAAATGGAACTCTTCAGTATAGTGTTTCTACTGGAACTTACTTGTCTGGATCATTTAATAACTCTGCATCTGCAACTATTACAATAAATGCTACAAGTGCAAATACTGCATCTACAGTAGTTGCTCGTGATGCTTCAGGTAACTTTAGTGCTGGAACTATTACTGCAACTTTAACTGGTACGGCAAGTGCTCTTGTAACTGGAAATAATTATCAAGTTAATTCCTTTGGTGTTGGAACTGCTGCTTCAGGTACTGCTGGCGAAATTCGTGCAACAAATGATATTACCGCATTCTATTCTGATTTGAGACTGAAAGAAAATATCAGTCCAATTGCAAATGCTCTTAATAAAGTATGTTCTCTTCGTGGAGTTACATATAATGCAAATGATGTTGCTGCTTCTTTTGGATATACAAGAGAAGAACAAGTTGGTGTTATCGCACAAGAAGTAGAAAAAGTACTTCCTCAAGTTGTGAAAGCAGCACCATTTGATATTGATGTTGATGATGATGGAAATGAGTATTCTAGAAGTGGTGAAAATTACAAGACTGTCAAATATGAAAAAATTGTACCACTTCTAATTGAAGCAATCAAGGAATTGAAAGCAGAAATTGAAGAACTTAAGAAAAAATAAATTAAGTAAAAGCAGCAGTAACTGGAGTTGCTGAAGGATAACAATATCCACCATTACTAACAGTAACGGTAGCTCCATTTTGCAATATTGCCGATCCAGTTCCACCACCTCCACCACCAGTTCCGCCACCACCTCCACCACTGGTCACACTACCATCAGCTCCGGAATCGCCAAAGAAAGGGTTACTTGGACATTTTCCGCCATACCCAAAAGTAATTCCACTGCCACCACCGCCGCCGCCACCTGAACCATTGATTTGGGGGAAGCAACCTTGCCCACCACCATTTCCGCCGGATGTTTTTGAACCTACAGTACCAGCATTTCCGGGTGTACCAGGATTTCCCACAATACCAGCGGAACCAGCATTTCCTCCTGGATTTCCTTGTCCACCGCCGCCGCCTCCACCACCCCACGAAGGATCATATGAACCTGTATCTGGGTTTGAGAAACCGCCGCCACCACCACCGCCGCCACCAAAACCAGCAATAATTCTAGATCCAGAACTGATAGATAAGTTTGCAGAATATGAAAATCCGATTGAATTCAATCCAGTTCCGCCACCACTACCATAAGTTCCAGCGCCACCATTAGCTCCACCTCCACCATTACCACCACGACCCCAGATTGTAGCACTATCGGAAACAACAACGTTTAATGTGGATCCAGAAGGCCAAGCACCAGACTTTACACTTGTAGTTACAGAAGCAGATCCACCATAATCTTTTCTTAAATATACATAATATTTTTTTCCGCCTAAAGATGATAGTGCGCCAGGAAGTGTATAAAATCCTCCAACTGCAGTTGCTTTAGATGGAAAATAATTTGTCAAAGTTACATCATATTCATCACCACCAGTAGTACCAGAATCAATAACTACATTTAAAGTTTTCCCTTTAAGTTGCGAAAAACTTATTGCACCAGCAGTTGGAACTCCAGTATCTAAAGGCCAACTTTGACCTACGATAGTTTGATTAACTCTAAATGCTCCTAAATTATTTCCAGTAGGAGTTCCAAATTCAGTAGTAATATCTGAAAATTTTATTGCTCCTGTTGGTGTGGTCATTTGAATATTTTTTAACGCAATATCTCTATTTATTTGAATAATTTTCCAATATTTTTTCTAAATTCGTTATATCCTGATTTATTCAACCAATCGTGAACAAAAATTGATGTTTTGTATTTTATTTTAATATTCATTTCATTTTCAGTTACATAATTTATTTTATGATCAAACTTTGATCTAACAAATGGAGTAATCAAAATGAGGGGTGTTCCTTTTTCAATAATTTGTTCTTTGGTTATATTATCGGCAGTCATATCATTTTTTAGTTCTTGATTCCACTCAAAAAACCACTTTAATGGCATTGGAGATTTATCTGTATGCATAACTCCACTTACACTGGTAAACCTTTTTTCTCTGTGCCACGTTGGGTGAGTAACCAAACAGGAGACTCCTGGACTTGTTTTAATATACCAAGGTGTTGAAATTTTATGAAATCCTTGATATAATGGTTTCTCTTCTTCTGTCAATCCAGATGCTTGAGTATCAGATTCGTGTAATGTATAATCCTCACCCAATTGATGTTCCCAATTAAAATACAATTTTCCATTATCGTTTCTTGCTAAAAAATTATTCCAACTAGGAATAATATATCCAGACGAAACATAGTCAATTATGCCTGGACATCCTTTGACATTTACTTTCTTGTCAATTTGTACAAAATTATCCGCCAAGTATCTAAATGGGCACTTTGACGCCCTGGATATGGTGGGAGTATCAGAAAACCATTTTGGAATATTTCTATAAGCAGGATATGGTTCTGGTATCATTTCAGAATTTCTATCGTAGGTAAAAAATTCAATCACATTGGTTTTCATTTCAAATAAATCTATTTCGTAAAGTATAGCATAGGTTTTGTGATTTTGCAATTCGCATATTATCTTAAAGGTGGTCCACCAAACCATCCAACTAATGTAGTTCTGGTTCCACTTTTCAAAGGTCTCACACGATGCATTAACTCCGAAGGGAATATAATAACGTCTCCTAGGTTCAGATCAAAAGTTTTCATATCTTTTGGAGATAGCATTAATTGAAATTGCCCTCCTTCATACTCATCTTTTTCTGAAAGCATCATAGTTATAGATAATTTTCGCATAGAATTTTCGTAAAAAGAACTTAGTGCCGTATCATAATGCCAACCATAATGACTTCCCTTTCCTTCATATACAGTATATTGAATTCTATCTGCCCATTGATGTAAATCATAATGAAAAAAATTAAAATTAGAATGATATATGAAATGCGCCAACATTCCGGCAATCCAACCATCAGTAGGCAACCATAAGGATTTGCTTTTTCTAATTTTAGTATCTATTATTTTGTTTGGGAACACGACTGAATCTTCAATTTCGTCATCTCCACGACAAGTATTTTTAATAATTTCACATACTTCCTTGGGTATTCCAGATGGAATGTGATAAAAACTTTTGGTATTTAATTCCATTTGACTCATTATGAGAGGTTAATAATTTTGTATGATGTATCTATATTACAAACGCTATAAATAATCCCGTAGTTATTCTATATCACGTATGAAACCACAAGAAATGCTTGAAAATTTGACTAAACAAGCAGAGGAACTTCGCCAAGATATTCTTCAGACCGAACAATCATTTATTCAAAAGAAAGAACAATTTATTCGTCTTCAAGGAGCCATTGAAGCACTCAATCTTGTCCTTCAAGAAGAAGCACCAACAGAAGTTGTAGCACCAGAATAAAAACCTACTTTAAAATTTAATACTAAATAAAAGAGGGATATATATCCCTCTTTTTTGGTAAATACCGAAATCTATAAATGAGCACACCGATTAGGATAAAAAGATCCTCTGTGCCTGGAAAACCTCCGGGTCTTACGGATATACAACTAGGAGAATTAGGTCTTAATACTTATGATGCTGAACTTTATACCAGACGAGAGAGAACTGGTATAGGAACAGACATCATAAGATTGGGTGCTGGATCCACTGTTACTAATATTTTATATGTCACAAGAGACGGAAGCGACACAAACACAGGAAGAAGACTTGGAGACGCAAAGGCAACAATCGCAGGAGCAGTTGCAGTTGCAACAACAAGCACAGTTATTAGGGTTGCTCCTGGATCTTATGTAGAAAATAATCCAATTACACTTCCAGATCAAATAAGTATTGTTGGAGATAGTTTAAGAGAAGTTTCAGTTTCTTTACAAAATCAAGGAGATTTATTTTACGTTGGAAATGGAAATTATATTTCCAATATGTCATTTGTGGGTGCGGCAAATACTGGTGCAATTTTTTCATTTAATCCAAATATACCAGTTTATAATAACCAATCACCTTATATTCAAAACTGTACAAACTTTATTCCCAATAGTATTGGAATGAGAATTGATGGTAGGCATTCTATCGGACCTACAAAATCTATGGTTCTTGATAGCTATACTCAATACAATCAAGGTGGTATTGGTATTTCAATTACGAATGAAGGGTATGCCCAATTAGTATCACTCTTTACAATTTGTAATGACGTAGCAGTATATTGCGGAAGTGGTGGTGCCTGCGATTTAACTAACTCAAATTCATCATTTGGAAATTACGGATTGGTTGGTGATGGTGTAGGACCAAGCAAATATACTGGAATAATAACTTCTTATGCAAGTGCAAATAGTGATACATTTGTATTAAATTTAACTACTCCTACGTTAAATGTATCAAATGCCGTTTATACAAATACAACTGGCGTAACAACCATCACAACTTCATCTCCACACAACTTTAATGTTGGAATGGGTGTTTCAATATCTGGTCTTCAATTTACCTGTACTGGTATTGGGGGAACTGCAATATATCCAAGCGGTGATAAAGGATATATTTTTGAAATTGCAAGTATCCCAAGTTCTACTTCATTTTCAATTAATGTAGGAGTCTCTACAACACCCGATCAAGTTTATGTTTCTGGTGGGACAGTTAAAAATAATATAGTTCGTCCATATGATGGGCAGGCAGTTTATTTGGATGGTCTTTTCTACACCTTAAATCGTGTTGTAGTAGGTTCTGGTGGAACTGGTTATACAACCACACCAACAGTCACTATCAGTCCCCCAAGTACTTCCTGGGGCGTTCAGGCACAGGCAGTTGCAGTAATTAGTAATGGAAGTATAACTGGATTTGAAATTGTATCTAATGGTCGTGGATATACTTCAACTCCAACCGTTGTAATTGACTCTCCAAATGTTGGAATAAATACAGCTACAGCAACTGCTCAATTATTACAAACTTATTACACCATTAAGAGTTCAACACCAATTTCTGCCGGAATTTGTACTATTACTTTGAATGATAATGTACCTTATGCTGTTGGAGTTGGAACTACGGTTCCATTTTTCAAACAAAGTAGAGTACTAGCATCTGGACATTCATTTGAATATATTGGTTCTGGAGTTACAATTTCTTCTGCTCTTCCTTCTACTGGTGGAGTTCCAATACAAGATAATGAAACTGATGCTCGTAATGGTGGTCTAGTAGTTTTCACGAGCACTGACCAATCTGGCAATTTTAGAATTGGTGATGGTGTTGCAATTAATCAAAATACCGGAACGATTTCTGGAACTTTTTATTCAAAAAGTTTATTTTCAACAATGACACCATTCATTCTAGCACTAGGAGGACAATAAGAAATGGCATTAGCATTAAATGTTTTTAAGACGGTTACGCAAATAGCACCAACAAATCCAGTTGGAATTTATACCGCTCCCGTTGGATATACTGGTGTTGTTTTATTGGCACAAGCAGCAAATATTAGTTCTTCTACTTATACAATTTCATTTTATCATCAAAGAACAATTAGTGGTATTGCAGTCACAACCGAAATTGTAAAAAGTTTTCCAATTTCTGGCAATGATACTACGTCACTTTTGTCCGGTAAGTTAATTTTACAATCTGGTGATGCTTTGGTTTTATCGGCAAGTGATCCAAATAATATTAAGTTTATCGGTAGTATTTTAGAAACACTCAACTAATAAAAAAATGACACAGTTCTTAAGCGGCAGACAAAGAAATCTTAAGGTTGGTATTTCTTCTTTTAGTGAAAATACTACTTCATTGCAGGTTACTGGAAATGTCGGCATTGGAACAACATTTGCTGGGTCATCTTTATATGTAGTTGGTGATGGTGGATTTACTGGTGTTGTTACTGCTGTTACATTTAACGGACAGATTAATGCTGGTGTTGCAACAATTACTACAATTGCAGGTACAGCAGCAACTTATAGTATTGGAAATATCACCACACTTTCTGGTACTTATGAGTATTATAACGTAGGATTAGTTACAGCACTTGCTGGTACAGCACTAACTTATACTACTGGCAATATCACCACATTATCTGGCAATAATCTCTATTACAATACTGGTATTGTCACTACACTTTCTGGTACTTATGGTTATCATAATGTAGGAGTTGTAACTGCACTTGCTGGTACTGCTTTAACATACACTACTGGTAATATTACTACATTAAGTGGAAGTGATGCTTATTATAATACTGGTATTACTACAACACTTTCTGGTACTAACTTAACTTATACCAACGGAAATGTAACTTATATTACTGGCGCTGCTGCTACTATTACTACTGGTAATATTGCTACATTATCTGGTACTTATGGATACTATAACGTTGGTATTATAACTGCTCTTGCCGGTACAGCACTAACTTATACAACTGGTAATATCACCACAATATCTGGTAGCAATGCTTATTATAATACTGGAATTGTAACCACATTATCCGGTACTAACTTAACTTATGCCAATTCATCATTAACTTCTATTACTGGTACTGCCGCTACAATCACTACTGGCAATATCACCACATTATCTGGCAGTAATCTCTATTATAATACCGGAATTGTAACTACTTTAAGTGGTACTTATGGTTATCATAATGTAGGTGTTGTAACTGCACTTGCTGGTACTGCTTTAACATATACTACTGGCAATATCACTACATTGTCAGGTAGCAATTCTTACTACAATACCGGTATTGTAACTACTTTAAGTGGTACTAATTTAATTTATACCAACGGAAATGTAAGTTATCTTACTGGAACAGCAGCAACAATAACTACTGGCAATATCACTACATTGTCAGGTTCCAATGCTTATTATAATACTGGTATTACTACAACACTTTCTGGTACTAATCTAACTTATACGAATGGAAATATAACCTATATTGTTGGCACTGCCGCTACAATCACTACTGGCAATATTACTACTTTAAGTGGTTCCAATGCTTATTATAATACCGGAATTGTAACCACGCTTTCTGGTACTAACTTAACTTACACGAATGGTAATGTCACTACACTATCAGGTTCCAATGCTTATTACAATACCGGAATTGTAACCACGCTTTCTGGTACTAACTTAACTTACACGAATGGAAGTGTAACTGCTCTTACTGGTACTGCGCTTACATATACGACTGGCAATATTACTACTTTAAGTGGTTCTAATGCTTATTATAATACCGGAATTGTAACCACGCTTTCTGGTACTAACTTAACTTACACGAATGGTAATGTAAATTATTTTGTTGGTTCCGCTGCTACTATTACAACTGGTAACATCACTACTTTAAGTGGAAGTAATGCTTATTATAATACTGGTATTGTCACTACCCTTTCCGGTACTAACTTAACTTACACGAATGGTAATGTAAATTATTTTGTTGGTACAGCACTAACTTATACGACTGGTAATATCACTACTTTAAGTGGAAGTAATGCTTATTATAATACTGGTATTGTCACTACACTTTCCGGTACTAATCTAACTTATACTAATTCATCATTAACTTCTATTACCGGCACTTCTGCCACCATTACTACTGGCAATATCACCATATTATCTGGCAGTAATCTCTATTATAATACCGGAATTGTAACTACGCTTTCTGGTACTTATGGATACCATAACGTTGGTGTTGTAACTGCTCTTGCCGGTACAGCACTAACTTATACAACTGGTAATATCACCACAATATCTGGTAGCAATTCTTACTACAATACCGGTATTGTAACTACGCTTTCTGGTACTAACTTAACTTATACCAATTCATCATTAACTTTTATTACTGGTACTGCCGCTACAATCACTACTGGTAACATTACTACTTTAAATGGAAGTAATGCTTACTACAATACTGGTATTACTACAACACTTTCTGGTACTAATCTAACTTATACCAATTCATCATTAACTTCTATTACTGGTACTTCTGCTACCATTACATCTGCCAATATCGCTACTTTAAGTGGAACTTATGCTTACCAAAATGTAGGATTAATTACAGCACTTGCTGGTACAGCATTAACTTACACCGCTGGTAATATTAATACTTTAAGTGGTACTTATGGATATTACAATATTGGTGTCATAACAGCACTCACAGGTACTGCACTTACTTATACAAATGGAAATATAACTGCTCTTTCTGGTACTGGAATTACATACACAAATGGTAATATTAATACTTTAACTGGCACTTATGCTTATCAAAATGTAGGAATTATTACTGCTCTTGCTGGTACTGGAATTACTTATACTGCCGGTAACATCACTACTTTAAGTGGTAATACTGTTTATTATAATACTGGTATTGTAACTGATATTAAAGGGACTAATTTAAATTATACTGGTGTTGGCACAGTTAATACACTGAATAGTTTTACTGGAAATATCACAAATCTTAATACAAATGCAGGTATTGTAACTGATATAAATGGAACTAATCTAAACTATACTGGTGTTGGTACTATTTCAACATTAAAAAGTAATAGTGGTATCATTACGACATTATCTGTTACTGATGCGACTATTGCAAATCTTAATGTTACCAATAATATTAATTCTTCTGGTGTAGTTACTGCTTATAGTTTTGTTTCTACTGTTGGAACAGGATCTGCTCCAATTTCTGTTGCCTCTTCTACATTAGTCACAAATTTAAATGCTCAGTACCTGAATAGTCAGCCTGGTTCTTTCTATCAAAATGCCGATAATTTAAATTCCGGTACTGTTTCTGCAAATAGACTAGCAACTTCAAATAATTTTAGTATTTTTGGCGACTTATCTGTTTCTGGAAACTTAAGTATCGGTGGTACTAGTGCCACTATTAGTGTAAATACTTTATCAATTACCGATAGAGATATTATTACTGGTGTTGTGACTAGTAATTATGGAGGACCCACCGACTTATCAAATGATAATACTGCAAATCACGGTGGTATAGCAGTTGCGAGTACTGTTGGAAGTCCATTGATTTCTATGAGAACTGTAGGAATTAATAGTCTGCCAGATACCTACAAGCAGATAATGTGGGTAAAATCGGGGACATTTAGTGGACTTAATACTGATGTCTTTATGTTTAATTATGGTGTAGGAATTGGTTCTACGCAAGTCCCTAATGGTGTTCGTTTGGCAGTTGGTGGAGTGCAGATTACTGATAGTACTGTCAATTCTCTTGTTGGTAATATTGATTATCTTGCTGGCACTGCTGTAACTTATACTTCCGGTAATATTAATACTTTAACTGGTACTTATGTTTACCAAAATGTAGGATTAATCACAGCACTTTCTGGTACTGGAATTACATACACAAATGGTAATATTAATACTTTAACTGGCACTTATGCTTATCAAAATGTAGGAATTATTACTGCTCTTGCGGGTACTGCTGTAACTTATACTTTTGGAAATGTAGGAACACTTTCGGGCGAGAATTTATATTACAATACAGGAATTGTTACTGCATTAACTGGTACTGCTGTAACTTATACGACTGGTAACATCACTACTTTAAGTGGAAGTAATGCTTACTACAATACTGGTATTGTAACTACTCTTTCCGGTACTAACTTAACTTATACTAATTCATCATTAACTTCTCTTACTGGTACTTCTGCTACCATTACAACTGGCAATATCACTACTTTAAGTGGAAGTAATGCTTACTATAATACTGGTATTGTTACTACTCTTTCTGGTACTAATCTAACTTATACTAATTCATCATTAACTTCTATTACTGGTACTTCTGCTACCATTACAACTGGTAACATCACTACTTTAAGTGGAAGTAATGCTTACTACAATACTGGTATCGTAACTACCTTAAGTGGCACAACAGCAACTTATAACACTGGGATTGTAACCACACTTTCTGCTACTTATGGTTATCAAAATATAGGTATTGCAACAGCACTTGCTGGTACAGCACTAACTTATACTACTGGCAATATTACTACTTTAAGTGGTTCTAATGCCTACTACAATACTGGTATCGTAACTACCCTTTCCGGTACTAATCTAACTTATACCAACGGAAGTGTAACATCTCTTACTGGAACAGCAGCAACAGTAACGACTGGTAACATCATAACTTTAAGCGGTTCTAATGCTTATTATAATACTGGAATCGTCACTACTTTAAGTGGCACTAATCTAACTTATACGAATGGTAATGTAACTTATATTACTGGCACTGCTGCTACAATTACTACTGGTAATATCACCACAATATCTGGTAGCAATGCTTATTATAATACAGGTATTGTAACTACTCTTTCGGGTACTAATTTAACTTATAGCAATTCTTCATTAACTTCTATTACCGGTACTTCTGCCACCATTACAACTGGTAATATCACTACTTTAAGTGGAAGTAATGCTTATTATAATACTGGTATTACTACAACACTTTCTGGTACTAATCTAACTTATACGAATGGATCTATAAGTGCGTTAACTGGTACTGCTGCCACTATTACAACTGGCAACATTACTACTTTAAGTGGCAGTAATGCTTACTACAATATTGGTATTGTCACTTCTCTTGTTGGTGCTGCGCTAACATATACATCTGGTAATATCACCACAATATCTGGTAGCAATGCTTATTATAATACTGGAATCATAACCACACTTTCTGGTACAAATATTAACTACTCTGGTATTTCAACGTTAGGAAGTATTCTAATTAATGCTGGAATTATCAGTGCAACTAGTCCATCTGGCATTGTAACTTATTATGGAGATGGAAGAAATTTAACTGGGGTAAATGCTTTTAATGTTATTAACCAAACATTAAGTTCTTCGGTAGTATATCCAACATTTGCAAATAGTGTTGGTGTAACTTCTATTGGTATTTCTACAACGCAAGTTGTATTTATTCCAAGTACAGGAAATCTTGGTATTGGAACCACAAATCCAACATCAAAACTTGAAGTTAATGGTACTTTAGGATTTAGTACATATCTTTGGTATGGTGCAACTACCGCTCAAATAAAGATAGGAGATTCGCAAACTGGAAAATCATTATTACCCTCTTCTCAAAATGCAAATATTTTAATAGGTGTTGGAGCTGGAAGTTCACTCTCGACTGGAGATTATAATACTTTTATTGGACAAGATGCTGGTTATTTTTCCAATTCAGATGGAAATACACTTATAGGAGAAAGTTCTGGTTATTTTAACACTACTGGTTTCAATAACGTTTTTGTGGGTAGATATGCTGGATTTAATAATACTACTGGTTATTTGAACAGTTTCTTTGGACAATCTGCTGGAGTTAATAATACTACTGGTGACTTTAATGTTGCTGTTGGGGAACAATCTGGATCTGCTAATGAAAGTGGATCCAGAAACGTATATTTGGGTGCAGAAACAGGTATATCTGTTAATGCATCTAATAAAATTATTATTGGAAGTGGTGATGGTTTTAGTAATAAATTTGATTCTCCGGATACAGAAAAAAATACTCAACTTGCAATTGGGGTAAGAACAGATTCTAATGAAAGTAAGTATTGGTTAGTTGGCAATGAGAACTTTAATATTGGTATTGGAACCACAAATCCTACATCAAAATTACAGGTTTCTGGCGATGTGTCAGTTTCTGGTGTTGTAACTGCAACAACATTCTATGGTAATGTAAATGCAACTGGTGGTTCTGGTTCTATTAATGTTACAAATATTAATGTAGGTGTTGGTACAATCACTAGTTTGTTTGGAACTAATCTAAACTACTCTGGTGTTTCTACTGTTGCTGGAGTTCAAATCTCTGCTGGTATTATTACTGCTGTTGGTGTAGGTACAGTTGTTTATTATGGTGATGGTTCAAAGTTGATTGGCGTAAATGCCTTCAATGTTATTCAGCAGAATGTATTGTCTTCTCCAGTTTATCCAACACTTGCGACTAATATTGGTGTAAGTTCAGTTGGTATTTCTTCTACTGGTTTGGTGTTTATACCAAGTTCAAATTCACTTGGTATTGGAACTACTACACCATCTACAAATTTAGATGTAAATGGAAATGTAAGAATTCGTGGTGGTATCTACGATAGCACAAATGCTGTTGGAAACTCTGGTTATGTTTTAACTTCCAATGGTTCAAGTATTGTTTGGCAAAGTGCAGGTGGTGTTGGTATTGTCACCAACCCTAGTGGCATTGATAAGCAATTACAATATAATAGAGCAGGAATCTTCTCTGGAACTAATCAAGTTTATTATGATTATAATACTGGTTATCTTGGAATTAGTACTTCTACACCGAAGTTCAATTTAGAAGTTGTTGGTGGAATTGGTGCTACAACTTTAACTATTTCTGGTGTTTCTACTTTTGTGGGAGGTCCAGTATTAATTGGAAGTGGAACTTCAACAGGAACTGCAAGTCAAAGACTTCAGATTACTGGCGGTGCTTATATTTCTGGCAATTTGGGTCTTGGTGTTTCAAATCCAACTACAAGAATTTCAATTGCCGGAACTACTGGAATTAGTTTTGCTGATAGCAATATAAGACTTGGTAATGAATTTACTGGGTCTTCAATTACTTCCGGATCTAATAATAATTTTTTGGGTAATGGTGCAGGACAATCCAATACCACTGGATATGACAATAACTTCTTTGGTTATTATGCTGGATTTGCTAACATTGATGGAAATTTTAATAACTTCTTTGGTCCATATACAGGAGGAATGAACACTTCTGGAAGTAGTAATAACTTCATTGGTAATTTCGCAGGACAATTCAACACTACTGGAAGTGATAATATCTTTATTGGTCCTAGTGCTGGTAGTAATAATCAAACTGGATCCGAAAACGTTATTATTGGTAAAGATCAAAATACACCAATCCTCAATGGTTCTAATCAACTAGTCATTGGTGCTGGTAGTACTGCTTGGATTACTGGCAATAGTTCTTATAATGTCGGTATTGGAACTACAAATCCAACATCAAAACTACAAGTTGTTGGTAATGTTTCTATTACTGGAATTTCTACATTAGGAAGTGTTTCAATTAATGCTGGTATTATTAGTGCAACCAGTCCATCTGGTATCGTAACTTATTATGGTGATGGTAGAAATCTAACCGGCGTAAATGCATTTAATGTTATTAATCAAACATTAGCATCATCACCAGTTTATCCAACACTTGCAAATAATGTTGGCGTAAGTTCAGTTGGAATTTCCTCTACTGGTTTGGTGTTTATTCCTAGCACAGGAAATCTTGGTATTGGAACTACAAATCCTGTTTATAAACTTGATGTTGCGGGTGATATAAATAGTTCAACAGTAGTGAGAGTTAAAGGGGTTAATATACTTGATGAAGCACTCCGTCTTTCAATAGCATTTGGATGATATAAATGGCAAATACATTCCGCTTAAAGACTAAAAATAATATCGGTGTTAGTACCGTAGGAATTTATACTGTTCCTTCGTCAACTACCACCACTATTATTGGACTTACACTTGCAAATACTTCTGGCGGTAGTATTAATGTGGGAGTAGGTATTACAAGAAGTGGTTCAGATAATGTAAATATCATCAAAAATGTTCCAATTCCACAGGGTTCTACCTTGGAAGTAATGCAAGGAAATAAGATTATAATGGAAACTACTGATACTTTAACAGTAGTTAGCGATACAAATAGTAGTTTAGATGCATCCGCAAGTATTTTAGAGATGACTTGATATGGCACTTACTAAAATTACCGGTAATGAGATTGAAAGTTCAACAGTAATTTCGGCACAATCTTTTATTGTATCTGGTATAAGTACTGTTGGGTCTTTGAGTATTGGAAATACGAGTGTTATAAGTTCCAATCATCAACTACAAAATATTTCTTCAATAGATGCCACAACGACAGCAACTATTGAAAGTGCCCTAACAAATGCCCCTATTACTTTTACTGATTTTAATGCTACTGGAAATAGTACTTTAGGCGTTACAAGTACTGCCAATCTAACATCACAATCTTTAAGTGTTAGTGGAATTTCTACATTTATCAATGGTCCTGTTTTTATAGGTTCGGCAACAAGTACTGGTATAGCATCACAAAGACTTCAAGTTACTGGTGGTGGTTATGTAAGTGGTTCTTTAGGTATAGGAACTTCAAATCCTCAATATAAACTAGATGTTAATGGTACAATTTTTGGCAATAGCACAATCACAGGAACCCAGTTAATATCAAACATCGCAACAGGAACTGCACCATTTGCAGTTACCTCCACAACTCAAGTTTCAAACTTGAATGTGCAGTATCTTAATGGATATTCTTCTGACACGGCAAATACTGCAAACGCGATTGTAAGACGTGATGCATCAGGTAACTTTAGTGTAGGTACGATTACTGCTGCCGCATTAACTGTTAGTGGCGATTTAACTGTTAACGGCACAACCACAACAATCAATTCAACTACAGTAACAGTAGATGATAAAAATATTGAACTTGGTTCTGTTGCATCGCCAACTGATGTGACTGCTGATGGTGGTGGTATTACACTAAAAGGTGCTACTGATAAGACATTCAACTGGGTAAGTTCTACTGCTGCATGGACTTCTTCAGAAGATTTTAATCTTGCTACTGGTAAGGTTTATGAGATTGCTGGAACAACAGTTCTTTCCGCATCTCAAGTTCTTGGTAAATCAATGCCTTCGGGATCTGTTGTTGGAACAGCAGACACTCAAACACTAACTAATAAAACAATTGCTGCTGGTTCAAATACAATCAGTGGACTTACCAATAGTAATTTAAGTGGTACTGCAGGTATTACTAACGCTAACCTAGCAAACTATACAATCTCTGGCGTTGCTCTTGGTTCAAACTTATCTACCCTCACAATGGGTGTTTCTGGAACTGGATTATCCGGTTCTACGACATATAATGGTTCTGGTGCTGCAACCTTTACTGTTGCATCAAATGCAACTTCAGCAAATACTGTTTCTACTATAGTTGCTAGAGATGCATCAGGTAACTTTAGTGCAGGCACGATTACTGCTTCATTTACCGGTAACGTTTCTGGTTCTTCGGGTTCCGTAGCAAACGCAGCAACCTTTAATAGTGGTGGCGCAGGAGCAGCATCAGGCACAACATTCAATGGTTCTGCTGCTCAAACGATTTCTTACAACACCATAGGTGCTTCACCATTAGCAGGTTCTTCAAGTTTAACTACTACAGGCACTGTAACTTCTGGTACTTGGTCTGGTTCTTTTGGTGCAGTATCTGGTGCTAACTTAACGGGTCTTACTGCAGGTAATCTTTCTGGAACAATACCTTCAGGAGTATTAGGTAACTCAACTCATTACATAGGAACCACTGCTATTGCACTGAACCGTGCATCTGCTTCTCAAAGTTTAACAGGAATAAACATTGATGGTAGTTCTGGTTCTTGTACTGGTAATGCTGCAACTGCTACATCTTCACCCCTACTAAGTGCTCTTGGTAACTATGTTTGGTCTGCATCCACATTACCAACAAGTTTTGGATTTGGTATAACAAATTCTTTTGTACAAGGAAGTGACGGTTGGCAGAGTTATGGTTCTGTAATGACCATGAAAACCTACAGTGGCGGTGGGGGATCATTACAACTATTTGTGCCTTATTCTCCAAGTTTTGGCGGAACTGGTCTTCAGGTTAGATTTGGTAATTATGATGTTTCTTCAGGAAACTCTTGGACTTCATGGAAGATTTTACTTGCAAGTGATAACTATACTTCGTATGTTGGAAACGGAACTCTAACTTTGGCAGTGTCGGGTACAGGTCTATCTGGGTCTGCTTCTTTCACTGCTAATCAGTCGGGTGCTACAACGTTCACAGTAACTTCAAATGCAACTTCAGCAAATACTGGTTCTGCAATTGTTGCTCGTGATAGTAATGGTGATTTTTCTGGAAGGTATATTAGTTCTAGTTATTTTAATTCTAGTGATGATGTAAGCGCAGGAACACTTACTTATTTGATGGGTAAGTTTGGCGATAATTATTATCGTTCTGCTACTGCAGCAAAAGTTGCTACTTTTATTAGTGGACAAACGATGAATATTAGTGGGTCTTCCACTTCTTGTTCTGGTAACTCTGCTACCGCAACCACTGCAACCAATCAATCAGGTGGAACGGTATCTGCAACCACTGGTTCTTTCAGTAGTACATTAAATGCATCCGGAGTTATTAGATTAAATTCTGATAGTTCTTACATGTTAGGTTCTCCTTCACATGGATATAGATTTAATAATTCTGCGGATACAATCAATGCTTTAGTTGTTAATAATTCTGGTCAATGCACTGCTTATGCAGACTTCAGAGCACCAATCTTCTACGACTCCAACAACACCGGATACTACACAGACCCCGCAAGTACTACTAACTTGAACACCTTACTTGCCCAAGATTTTAAAACTATTTTCATTTCTGGTGCTGGTGGACATAGTTTTGCGGCAAATCATTACTCTATGGGTAAAGATATTGCCAATTCTAGTTGGTCTCATCCACACTATTCAGACTTGATTATAGGATATCACACAGGTATCCGTCTTGGTGCGGCCTATAGTGGTATTCGTTTTTATGGTAATTCTCCAACAACAGATGCAAACAATGATGGAAATGGGGATGGTGGTGAAGCTCTCCTAATGACAGTTGGTGGATATGTTGGTACGGCAAATCATACTGATGTTATGGTAAATAATAACCTTTTTGCCAACGTATCAATGCGTTCTCCAATCTTTTATGATTCTCAAAACACCGCATACTACTTAGATCCTAATAGTACTTCTTATTTGTATCATCTACAGCTTTCTGGAGCTTCATATTTCCGTCCGTCAACTTGGATTCAGATGGATGGTAGTTATGGAATGTATTGGCCCAATACGAATGGAGCACATATACATGGAAATGACTTATCTACATATGGTTCCATTGCAATTCGTGGTACTAGGAATGGATGGAAGGGCATTCACTTCTATGAGGGCGGAAACACACCACACCTAATGTTTGATGGTAGTGCAAATGGCGGAATTTATTATGAAACTGGTGGCAGATGGGCTCAATATTATTCTTATGCTAATAATTGTTGGGGTTTTGGAACTTCTTCAACTAGTTCTGCATATAACATTTATTGCCCTACTGGTGTTTACTCTGGGGGACGTGTAGATGGAACAGTCTTCTACGACTCCAGCAACACCGCATACTACACAGACCCTGCAAGTACTTCTAATCTTAATGGTCTTACTGCTAACTCCACATTTACTGTTAACAATGGTTGGTCGTATGTTGCAAATAATTATGGATATGGAATTGTAGGATTATACCATGCTTCATATTTCCAGTTAGTCTTTGCAATGGGAGATGCATATAAAACAACTGCTGCTGGTGGAATTAATAATCTTTATGGTATTGCTTGGTCTCACCCAAATGCTGGTGGTATTGCAGCAAACCTAAACAATCATGGAATGATTGTTGCCATCAATGGAGGATACGCAGCAGCAATTTCATCAAGTATTAGATGTGCTACAGATATGAGAACTCCAATTTATTATGATTCCGATAACACCGGATACTACACAGACCCTGCAAGCACCTCAAACTTAAATAACGTGCAAGTAGTTACTTTTGGTGTAGGTACTGCTGCTTCTGGTACTACAGGTGAAATACGTGCAACCAATAACGTTACTGCATACTACTCCGATGAAAGATTGAAAGAGAATATCACTACAATTTCAAGTGCTCTTTCAAAACTTCTTACATTGAGAGGAGTTACATTTAATAGTAATGAAATTGCAGAACAATACGGATATACTGATAAGAAAGAACAAGTTGGCGTAATTGCTCAAGATGTAGAAAAAGTTCTCCCCCAAGTCGTAGTTCCTGCTCCATTTGATATTGCACAAGACAAAGACGGAAACGAGTATTCAAAGAGCGGGGAGAATTATAAAACTGTTCATTATGATAAACTTGTTCCACTATTAATTGAGGCAATTAAAGAACTTAAGGGAGAAATTGAAGAACTCAAGTTAAAAATACCTGTATAAATACCAACGTATACAATTTATTGTAAGAAAATGATTGATCACGAAGCACATCTCAAACAGATTTTTGAGAATCAAAAAACTCTTTCAACCGAGATTCAAGAACTGAATAACGTTCTTACCGTAAAGAGAGAGCAATTCCTAAAACTTCAAGGAATTGTAGAATATCTTTCTGCAAATGGAATTAAACCAGAAGAAAACGAAAAAGTAGAACAAGTAGAAAAATGAATTATACCTGGAAACTTACAAGTCTAAAGAGAAAAAACACCAGTGAACTTAATAACGTTGTGGTTCAAACACACTGGAAAAAGACTGGAACTGATGAGGATGGAAATACTGGAGAATTTTCAGGAGCAACTCCGTTTGATTTAAGTACTGTAGATCCAACTAACTTCACTTCTTATGAAGATTTGACCGAAGAAGATGTTCTTGGTTGGATTCAATCTGTTGTGGTTGGTGATTATGAACGTCATGTAAATGCACAAATTGCAAAGCAAATTCAAGATAAGGTATCACCAATTACAGAGGTAACTGGTGGATTCCCATGGCAACCAGAAGAAGAAGTTACTTCAAATAGTAACGTTACTCCTGCTCCTACTGACGATAATACTCCTCCTGTTTGATAATTATGGAAAACCTTAAATACTCTTGGAAAATTGAAAATTTCCTCAAAAAGAATACTGAAAATCTTGAAAATGTAATCTATAGTATTACATGGACCAGAACCGCAGTAGACCCCACAAATAATACTCCAACCTCAATTTGTTCTACTATTCCTCTGGAAGTTCCAGTAAATGCCGAAGGATTTGTTCCCTATGAGCAACTAACCGAACAGAATATTATTGCTTGGTTGGATGAGAACACTGATCTTGAAAAACTGAATAAGAGACTATGGGATCAAATTGAGCACAATAGGTCTGTAGTACATGCTCCAAGTTTTCCTTGGAACTGATTTTTAATATCTTATGACTCTCCAATCTTCGGGTTCAATTAGTCTTGCTAATGTTCAAACTGAATTTGGGGGGTTCGCTCCTATTGGAATTAATGAGTATTATGGAGTTGCTGCTGGTGTTCCCGCAAGTGGTACTATAAGTCTTGCTGATTTTTATGGGAAGAGTCTTCCTGGATCTCCTGCTTTTGGTGGTTGGAATACTTACTATATAATGGGGGATAGAGAAATTCAAGGAGCTTTCATTACAGATTCTTTTATTGGAACTACCATAACTCCTGGAGATGCTAATAGTCCGGTTACATTTTATATCAACACTGGTAGACAAAATCTTAGTTACGGCTATAATAACTTATACTTATACATTGGTGGAAGCTTAGCTTCCACTTATACTGGTAATAATACCAATGTATCCCGTCCAACATTTTTTGGTTCTAATAGTTTGCAATTTAGATCTGATCTCGGCTCGGGCGGGTTGTCCGGTAATGTTGCTTATGCTGGCGTCAGCGTTAATGCAATTAACGGAGTCACAGTATTCAGACACAGGATGGATCCTCAATTCGGAGGCACAGATGATTAATTTCCAAAAAACTAATATGAAAAAATACTTAAAAGTACATGATGGGATTTATGATGAAGAACTGATTCATGAATCTCAAATGTTAGTGAAAACTTCTAATTATAGTAGTCATTATAATTTTAAGGGAACGGAGTCTGTTGGATTGAAATATAACTGGTCTTTTTATGATGAGAATCGGGGAGATAAAGAGATTAAAGAAAACCCTCTTAAGTCCCTTTGGGAAAAAACAAAGGAATTATTACCGGTAAAAGACTATAGACTTAAACGTGCTTATATAAATGTATCTAGATTTGGGGATGAAGATGTAATACATGTAGATGATAATGCATATTCTTTGGGGTTGACTGCCATTTTATATCTTTCCGGTAAATGGAAAGTAACTTGGGGTGGGCAAACAAATTTTTATACAAAATTTACAAAAAAAGAAAATCTACCAAATGATGATGAAACTGAATACGAAAATGAAATCATTCATTCAGTTATTCCTAAACAAAATAGAGTTGTAGTTTTTAATAAAAATATTCCACATTCTGCAGGAATTATATCAAAAACTTGCTTACAGAATAGATATGCTTGTGTCTTCAAAATATTGACTGCCGAAGATGTACATGAATAGTGATATTATCATCACAACCTCAAAACAAAATTCTTCATTTCTTGTTTATGATATTAAAGAAAAAAAAATTATCTTTGATAAAGAAAGAATAGAAGATCTCAATGATCTTTCTTCTCAAAATAGGGGAAAAGATACCTATAGACCATTTGGAATTTATAGAGATTCTAATGATATTTTTATTGCATCTAATTCAAGAATTGGACACTTTGATGCTAAAACTTATTCATACAAAGGATTGCTTGATAATGTGAAGTGTTTTGTGAATACTCATCAAATACTTAAACATGAAGAAAAATTATTTATTTGTAATACTGCGAATGATAGTCTTGGAATTTACGATTTAAACACAAAACAGAATAAGTATTTGATGCTTGAAAATCTTGAATTTGTTGATGATATAGATCCCCCAAAAGATGTTTATGAGAAAGACAACCTTCATGTTAATTCAATTTTAAAATATCAAGATAGTTTATTCTTACTTCTTAACAAGAGAGGTTGTGGTTATAGTGAAATATTAGAAATTGGTTTAACAAACTTTCAATTCAAAAATAAAATAAAAGATGTTGGTATTTTTAATCACAATCTTGCAATATATAAAGATCATTTATATTCTATTTCTAGTCAAACTGGAAAGATGATGCGCCATTCCTTTAAAAGTAAAGAAAATCAATTCTTTGATCTTCATACTAATTGGGGTAAATTCTTTTTGAGAGGAATGGTAGAGATTGATGAAAGATTAATTATAGTACTTTCCAAAAATATATATCAAAAATCTGCAGAGCATTGTCTTATTTTAGAGTATGATTTAGAAACACAAAGAATTTGTGATGAGCATTTTTTAGATCTAAATGAAACTATTTTAGATATAGCATAATCTCAAAGATAAATAACTAAAAAACAATAATGTCATATATTGGACAACAACCAGTAACCGGAGATAATAATAGTTTCCGCATATTAGATTCCATCTCATCATACACTCAAACATTTGATGGGTCATCTTCTGCGGTTGTTTCTACTGCAAACTCCACCTTAACCTTTACTGGACATCGTTTCATTACAGGTCAAAGAGTCACTTATTCCACCACAGGAACTACGATTGGTGGTTTAAGTTCCGGTTCTGTTTATTATATCATCAAAACAGACCAAAATACATTAAAGTTAGCAAGTTCATATGTAAATGCTCTTGCAAGTACATCAATTACTCTTACATCACTTGGTGTAGGTTCTACTCACACTTTAAATGTTGCCTTTGATAGTATCAATACAAAGTTCAAGGCAACTTTCAATAATGGAACCAAAGGTCTCATCACCAGAGCAGCACAACTTAATATTTCAATCAATGGTGTTATACAGCAGCCACAAGACACCACAACACCTACAAATGGTTTTGGTATAGAAGCAGACAGCACCATCGTCTTCTTTACTGCTCCAGCAGTTAGTGATGCCTTCTGGGGAAGTTTAGTTGCAACTAACTTCGCAACCTTTGATGTTAGTGATAACACTGTTGATAGTTTTACTGGCAATGCTTCTCAAACTAATTTTGTATTATCCAAGACACCAGCAAATAATCAAAATGTATTAGTTACAATCAATGGTGTTGTTCAGTACCCAAGTGATGCAACCAATATTCGTGCCTATAGTGTTACAGGTAATGTTTTAATTTTTGTTGAAGCACCTGCCGGAGGAAGTTTAATACAAGTAAGACACATTGGTTTTGCCGGTGCAACCAGTAGTAGTGTTACTGGATTTTATGGAAGAACTGGTAATGTTGGACTGAATACTAGTGATACCGTAAGTATTGGAAGTGCTTATGTTTCTGGTAATATTGGTATAGGAACCACAAATCCAACTGCAAATTTACAAGTTGGAGTAGGAACAGCAGGGAGTGCTCCATTAAAACTAACTGCTGGAACTAATCTAACCACAGCACAAGCAGGTGCAATTGAATATGATGGCACGGTTTTTTATGCAACTCCAAATCAAACTTCTGGACGAGGAATATTATCCTCACAATCATGTTATCGTATTGGTAATACTGCTATTACTGGAAATACTGGAACATCTGCACAAAATGCATTGGGTGTTTTGGCAAATGTTAATAGTTCAACAGTTTATCAATTTGAATATCTTTTAGCATTTTCGAAACCAACAGGAACTAATACACATAATTTTGTGTTTAGATTTCTTAATGGTACTGCCACAGTAAATAATATACTTTTAAATAGAGTTTTTTATCAAACAACATCTTTTAGTGCATCTACATTTACTGCAAATGTTACTGCATATTCAGATACATTTACATATAGTAATGTTGCTCAGGCTCCATTTGTTATTGTTGCATTTGTAAGTGGAACTGTTGGTATTGCAACAGGTGGAACCATAGGGCCCCAATATACACTTAGCACAAATCCTGGTGGTGCATATAGCACTATTTCTGGTTCTTATTTTTCAATATGGCCAATTGGTATCGGGACTGCTAATCTATCCGTTGGTCAGTGGACATAAAACCATATTTTCAAATGAATCATTATTTTAAATTAAGAATAAATAACTAAAAAACAATAATGGCTTTAATTGGAAGACAACTTACTAGTGGAAACTACCAAAAATTAGATGATATTTCATCTCAATTTAATAGTAGCACAAAAACTTTTAATCTTACAACAGCAGGGCAACCATTCTATCCTGGTTCCGTCTTTTCAATTTTAGTTTCTGTTGCGAATGTTATTCAAGAACCAGACACATCATATACAATAGACCAAGCAACGATTACCTTTGCTTCTGCACCTACTACTGGAAGTACATTTTTCTGTATTGTATTAGGAACTGCTTTTGGTGTTGGAGTTCCTGCTGATGGTACAGTTACGGGAACAAAACTCTCATCACCATTTAATTATAATTCTGGTTTATTGTATCTTGATACTACTAATAATCGTGTAGGTATTTTAAGTACTTCTCCAACTGTTACACTAGATGTTGTTGGAAATGCTAAAGTATCAGGAACAACAAATCTTAATGGATTAAGTGTATCTGGAATTACAACTTTAAGTAACACTACAATCTTCAATCCAGGTCCAGTATTGGTAGGAACTGCAACCTCCACAGGAACTGCAAATCAAAAACTCCAAGTTTCTGGAGGTGCTTATGTTTCTTCTGGTTTAGGTATTGGTACTGCAACTCCAAGTGGTTCATTGGATGTAAGTGGTGGCTCAATTAGAGTTCGTAATAATGGAACTTATACAGAACCAAATGATAATGCTGGTGTTCTTGCTTATGATAGCAATTTATCAGAATTTACAGTTTCTTCTCGTTCTTCAAGTACAAATAGTTACTTAAGATTTTTAACTAGCAATTCTGGAACTAGTGGCGAGAGGGTCCGTATTACTGCTGAAGGAAACTTTCTTGTAGGAACAGCATCCTCAACAGGAACTGCATCTCAACCACTTCAAGTATCTGGTGGTGCTTATGTAAGTGCTAATTTGGGTGTAGGTAGAGCAAACCCAACTTATAAGATTGATGTTTTTGGTGGTAGTGGTTTAAGAGTTGGTGGAGTATCTGGTGATGGATATCTTCTTGCTTATGATAGTTCTTCTGGCAATAATGTTATATTAGAAGCAACTGATTTTTTAACTACTACAAAAAGAAATCTTACAATACAACCCAATGGTGGTAATGTTTTAGTTGGAGCAGCAACATCAACAGGAACTGCATCACAACCACTTCAAGTTACTGGTGGCGCTTATGTTTCTGGCAATTTAGGTATTGGAACCACAAATCCAACAACAACACTTACCGTTCAAGGTAATGCCAATGTTTCTGGAGTTATAACTGCTACGACATTTAGTGGAACTTTAAGTGGTTATGCATCATCAGCAGGTATAGCAACTTATGCAACCAATTCTGGTATTTCTACATCAGTTATAGGTGGCATAGGTTCTATCACACAACTTCAAGTTACTGGTATTTCTACATTTACTAATGGTCCAGTATTAATTGGTACTGGAACTTCTACTGGAACAGCATCACAACCACTTCAAGTAACTGGTGGTGCTTATGTTTCTGGCAATCTTGGAGTTGGTGTTACTAATCCTGGTTCAAAGTTAGATATCGTTGGAGATATTAGATTTGGAAAACAAGATTACAGTTTTCAATCCATTCAAAAAGTTGCAACATTAAATGCAGATGGTATCAGTGGTGTATATCCTACTGGATCATTTAGGTTTTATACTTATCCGGGATATATAAACACCTCCACGTTAAAACTAGGAATACGTGGACAAGATGACGTTCTTGGAGAAACTAGTGATCTAGTTACTATTGTTAGTACATCCGCTAGTTCGGGAAATATCGGCATTGGAACCACAAATCCATCACAAAAACTACACGTTCAAGGTAATGTAAGAATTACTGGTGGACTTTATGATTTTAATAATGGTGCGGGGTCAACAGGACAAATATTGCAATCTGTTGGAACTGGAATAAGTTGGACGACTTTTTCTGGTGGTAGTACTATAACAGTAAGTGATGATACTAGCACAAATGCAACAAGATATCTTGTATTTGAAGATGTAACTTCTGGAACTAGTAGCAGTATTAATGTTTCTTCTACAAAACTTACATTCAACCCATCAACTGGTGCTCTTTCTGCTACTGATTTCAACTCCACATCTGATATTAACCTTAAAGAGAACATCAAACCCATTGAAAACTCACTTGATAAAATTATGCAACTTAATGGTATTGAGTTTGATTGGAAAGAAAATAAAAAACCATCTATTGGTGTGATTGCACAAGAAGTTGAAAAAGTATTTCCAAGTCTTGTTAAAACTGCAGAAAATAAATCAGTAAATTATAATGGTTTAGTTGGAGTTTTGATAGAAGCAATCAAAGAACTCAAGAAAGAAGTAGAAGACCTTAAGATTGCTAAATATACATAATAAGATACCGAGTGGAGACACGATGATGGTACAGGTAAAACTTTCTCTAAAGATGTGGAGATAATATAAATGGCCGTTCAAATATCTGGAAATACAGTTATTGATAATGACCGTAGATTTTTTGGCAATACAACAACACGGAACTTCTTTGCTGGTGGTGCAGGAAATACTACGACAACGGGGACGGATAATGTTTTTATAGGTGATCAGGCAGGACTTAACAACATCACTGGATGTCATAATAACTTCATTGGTGCTTCTGCAGGACTTTGCAACACCACTGGAAGTTATAATAACTTCTTCGGTCGATGTGCAGGACTTAACAACACCACTGGAAGTAATAATACCTTCATTGGTCAAAATGCAGGACGAGGCAACACTACTGGATGTCATAA